GCTACCGCACGGACCATCAACGGGGTAGCTTTCGACGGGTCAGCCAATATTACCATCCACTCCACGGATAGTACGCCACGTATCGCTACGTCACTCATCGGCGCGGCTAACGGTGTTGCCCCGCTCGGATCTGACGGAAAAATACCGACGAAGTATATACCAGGTGACATTGGACAGGCGGTTGAAGGCTATTACAGCGGCGGGAAATTTTACAAAGAAGCAGCTCACACAACAGAAATCACCGGAGCAGAAAACACATTATATCTGGATATCGGTAGTACGGACCAGGACGTCTACAGATGGACTGGAACCGCCTATGTCCTGCTCAACGACGCCGTAAGCACCGCGGACAAAGCCGTCCGTGATGGCGACGGCAACACCATTACGACGACCTACGTCAAAATCGAAAGTGGCAAAGGACTCAGCACGAACGACTACACGACGGCCGAAAAGAACAAGCTGGCCAGCCTCAGTAACTATACATTGTCGGCAGCGACAGCCAGCGTCCTCGGCGGTGTCAAAATTGGAAGCAATATCACCGTGTCGTCGGGCGTCGTCTCGCTGACGTCTGCTAATGTCACAGCAGCCCTCGGATACACGCCGGCGAATTCGGCCAGCACAGTCACGTACTCGGCGCTTAGCCAGACCGAAATCGACACCTGCTTTGCTTAGGCGGTGAGCGCAATGGCAACTAAATTTTTAGATGCGGACGGGCTGAAATACGCAGTCAGTAAAATCAAAACGTTGATTGCGGCCAAACAGAACAAACTCACCTTTGACAGCAAGCCCACGTCCGGCAGCACTAACCCGGTCACCAGTGGTGGCATATACGATGCAATCAACAACGGCATCACTCTCAGCGTGGAGCCGTCCGCCGGGTCCAGCACATGGATAGAAGTGCCGACAGAAGATATGTATATAGGCGGAACGGAACCGACTAGCCAGAACACAATCTGGCTTGAAGTAAGCGAATAGGAGGATAACAACATGAGCATTTTAAAAGGCATTTTACATCACTGGAATAAAACAAGCAGCGCATATGACACAATTCATCCCGAAACCGAAGTAGCCCAGGTAGCGGACTGGAACGCGGGCATCGTCAACACACTAGCCAGCACAGGACTGAGCAGCCTCGTCAACGTATTGTCGTCGGACAGCTTGATCGCGCTGCTGATTAAAAAAGTATTTGACGCAACGGGTGTTAAATACTCGCTGGGACAAAACGGATATGTGTGCTTCGGCTCGCTGGTCGGCGGCCTAATTATACAGTGGGGAGTTGCTGTAGTTCCGATTCCTGCGATGAACGTGCTATGGAATTATCCATTGGCATTAGATAATTCACCATTCGTTGTTAGTGTTACTGTTTGTGACCCGTCTGCAAGCGAAGTGTATCGAGCCACTGCGGGTGGAATTACAAATATTTATGCGCAGATCGTATCAACAGTCAGCAAACACGAGACAAATTGCTTTGTTATCATTATCGGCAAATAGCTATCCAACGACAAACTAGTGTGCCGAGTATTCCCGCTGGGTTTTGCTGCGCGTTTTGCCAGATGCTAATTGATTGTCCGTTTATCAGGCCAGACCCCAAGCTATAAGCCCCATCTCCGCTGTCCGCTACTATCGATTGATAGCCGATTGATGCTGTAATCGGTAACGGCGTAATAACATTAGCTACGCCGTTTACGCTTGTAGTTCCCCACTGTTCAGAAAATTTAATATACCATAGCCATTGAAAGGGGATAATGGCTATGGAAAATTGGAAAATCACGTGTAAAGAAATTAGTAGCATAATCGACGACCTCACGAGGGTCGTTGAAGAAATCATAAAAGGAGGTGAGGCCATGCGGTTGCCTAATGGTTTTGGATGCATACGCAAGATGAGCGGCAACCGCCGCAAGCCATATGCGATATGCAAAAGCATTGACGGCAAACAGAAGTATATGGGTAGCTTTGAAACACGGGAGGAGGCGTTCCGATATTTACTAAAACTCAACGGCAGTAAGTTCGTCCGCTCGAAAGCCGATGGCCCGACTTTTGAAGAGCTGTACCACGAATGGAAACAGGAAAAATGGCCTATGATTGGTAGTAGCTCAAAGACGAGTTATGAATCGGCGTATGTGTATTGTTCTGACCTCTGGCGAATGTCTTTCATTGACGTGCGGTATAAGCAGATTCAGGCCGTCATGGATAAAGTACGAGAAAAAGGATTGTCGTATTCAAGCCAGAAGAAGGTTAAAACGTTGCTATACCAACTATATGAGTACGCCTGCAAAACGGATATCGTAGATAAAAACTATGCTCAATATCTTGAGTTAGGGAAAAACGTCCCAGTATACAAAAAGCGGCCATACAGCCGTGAGGAAATCGACCTGCTCTGGAAGCATACTAACGATGAGGCCGTTCAGGAAATCCTTATGTTGATTTACTGCGGTGTCCGTATTGGCGAGTTACTGGCCTTGAAAACTGCTGACGTGCATCTTTCTGAACGCTGGTTTTTAGTACGGGATAGTAAAACAGCGGCAGGCCGGAACCGTCACGTTCCGATTGCGGAAAAAGTCGTCCCATTCTGGGAAGCACGTTGCCAGGATAACAGCGTATTTGTGCTTAACCGGGCCGGAAAAAGGTACAGCTATACAAACTACCATGACCGATACGAAAAGGCGCTAAAACGGCTGAATTTGGTACACACATTACATGAAACACGGCATACATGCGCCAGCCTTTTAAATTCTGCCGGAGCTAATGACGTATGTGTGAAGATGATTCTCGGCCATCAGCAGGACGGCATTACAAAGCAAGTCTATACGCATAAAACGCTGGCCGAGCTTATCCACGCCATTAATTTAATTTGAAAGGGTGATAAAAATGAAAGGTACAAACGTGAATTACTATGCCGCCGGATTTGACAAGGACGGTAAAAGGGTATGCAGTATGATCTGCGATTTCAACCCGGACAATGAAAAGAACGCAGACAAAAAAGCCGCATTACTCGATAAGGTCAAAGCTACGTCCGAAGACGTAACCATTGCGGAAATCATCACAGCAGAAGATTTTGTCGAGTACTTGGGCGGTAAAGTTCGAGGATCTGATGGAACACCGACAGAATATATTCCGCCTGAACCGACAGAATCAGAAAAGAAGACAGCAAAAACAAACGAAATCAAGGCGAAATATAACTCTCAGCTCGACGCCATGGTAACGGCCCGCGTCAAAGCTACCATGCTCGGCGCGGATACCTCGAAGATTGACGCCAACTATAAAAACACCTTGGCCGCCATGGCTGCGGAAATCAAGAAAGCATAGGAGGGATGAACCATGGAATTTTGCGAATTTTGCGGGAACATTTTAAATGACGACGGACGTTGCCCGTGGGCTGATTGTCCTCATAATGCTATCCTGGACGTTATGGCCGCCGCCGAAGCCGCTGACAAGCAGACCACCACAACAGAGACAACCACCACAGACGCAGCGCAGAACGGAGGCACGTGATGGAATCGCTGGTACAGATGACCGGTGTCATTGTGGCCATCCTCAGCCTTTGCGGCGTCATCTTTAATTATGACGTCATCAAACCACTATCGTCATCCATCGAAGACCTGCGTGAGCTTATCGAGAGTACGCAGGCGTATATCCGCGGCGTTGAAGAGAAGCGGCAGAACATGGCGGAACGCCTGGCAAAAGTCGAAGCGTCGGCCGCATCCGCCCATCATCGCATGGACACGCTGGAAAAGAGGATGAACCAATGAAAAATAAAATCGTGGCCCTCGGCCAGTGGGGGCAAAAACACTGGCTCCAATTAATCATCATCATGAGTATTTTGATGATGGTTTTCTTATGCCTCGTGCTGTTCAGCTGGCTTTTCGGCTACTGGAGCAACGCACTAAGGGGGACGCACTTTGAATTGATGAGTTGCTGGAGCGGCGTGACGGCTGTCGGGGGTGGTATCGCGACAGTTGTAGGTCTTGGCAAAGCGTGCTGGACAAAATATGGATATGACAGCCGTTTCAATTCCGCACGATACACAATGCCAGCGCAACCGTCAAACGCGCCCACAGCGGTGAATAGCGTGGAAAAAGTAAAGGAGAAATGAGATATGATTCAAGGATTTGACGTATCCGAAGCCCAGGGATACTTAGACGCCGATTTTTGGCAGGCCGCCATCGATAGCGGCTGTAAATTCGTCTATGTACGCTGCTCTTGGGGGAACGGACACGAAGACGAACAGTTCCGCCACAATGTCCGGATGGCGCATGAATACGGCCTTAAAGTCGGCGCTTATCACTACGATTACAGCTTGACTCCGGACGTCACGGCGGACCACGCACGGAAATGCGCGGCTATCATTGCCGACGCGGGCGTCCTGCTGGAACTGCCGGTATTCTTTGATTTGGAAGACACTGACCATTGGAAAGAAAGAAATAGCTATGATTTCACCGGCGAAACAGCGACAGCCCAGTGTCAGGCATGGATTGACAATATTGGCCTGGGAACGGGTGTCTATGCATCCTACGGCTGGCTGGAAGACCGCGTATCCGACAGATGGGGCAACGGCGGGTCCACGCCGATTGATTGGCGCGCCTTAAACTGCTCAGTCTGGAACGCGGAATGGGGCGACGTCGACGACATTAAAGCTTTTGTCTGGCAGGATACTGACAAGCTGCAGATTGGCGGCCGACTCATCGATGGCGACTATATGTATGCAGATAACCTTTTCGACGACTAACAGGAGGTGATCCCCTTGTATCTTCCGCATCTAAAAGAGGAGGTTGATAAGATTGCCGAAAATCCGAAAATCCTTATTATCCTGGTCTTGCTGTTTATTCTTATCGCTGGTGCCGGCGGCTGGCTTTTGTGCCGGCACTACGACAATCTGGAGCGGGCCGACCGTGACAATGTCCGTGCAACAGTACGAAACGCTCAAGAGCTCAATAGAGACGCTCAAACAGAACTCGATCGAGCGCGAACAGCTAATCAAGACGCAGCAGACGCAAATCAAAACGCTCAACGAGCAGCTGACGATCTCGCAGACTCAGCTGCAAAACTCTCAGACCTCAATCGATCAGACGCAGACGCGATTGACGCAGCAGAGCGAGTCTTTAGCGATGTTGAGCGAGCAAATCAATAAGGAAGCGCATAAAACCGCAACCGCAAAGAGACAGCGGGATACCTGGGCCGTCGTAGCCGGGGCCTTAGCTGTCGGCTATTTGACAAAATAATATCGCATTATGTAACAACCCCCTGGTCACGAGCGTGGCCGGGGGCTATTTTTTTATTTTATACGTATAAAACAATTGACTTTCTACGTATATATGCTATAATATAATCAAGGAAAGGGAAAACAAGACCTTCCAAAATAAATCTTGAGAGCGCACCGTAAGGAAGTCGCCAAGGAGGAAAAAATTATGGCAACATACTTTGAAATCAGTTCATTACCGATGGTAAACGACGTAGATGAAAAGAAAGTTTCTGAAATCAAAGAATCTATTTTAAAGAATGGCTGGAAAGGCGCACCGATTCTGTATACAAATCTCGGGTTAGTAACGGGGAGCCATAGGCTCGCCGCTCTTCGCGAAATCGAAGAAGATGACGATGCCCTCGATGACGATGTTCTCTTTGAAAACATCGCCGAAGACGTCACAGACATCATCGACGACTACTGCGAATCCCAAGATACATACTGGGATGAACTGGATTTCTCAAATTTAAGAGAAATATTCGCCTCCACTTGGGTGGAGGAGTACAAAGATGAAATCAGAGAGTGGTAATTTATTCGGCGGTCAGAAATGACCGCCTATTGAATAAGGAGGTAAAATAATGAAAAGAACAATCTATATGAGCGAGCCACTTGAAAGGCTCGCCGATGAAACACGGGGAGACAGCCGGAGAACTAGCGGCTTTTCCCGTCGGCTAGGGGAGATTGTTGAAAGGTATCAGATTATGCTTGATTTAGATACCCTGCCAGAGCTGACAGACACGGAGCTGGCGATTGTGGGAGAGGTACTTTGTGGCGCGGTCATTGACCGTCGAAAAATCCGCGGACTACATCTCGACGTGCTGGATGCAACCACCGGATCCGATGATGATCGGAAGCAGCTGTCGGGAAAAATCGAAGCACTGACAGCGGGTCAGCGGTTGACGCTTGTAGAAAGCTTAGGGCTATGAAGAAAGACAACATAAGAATTGGGACTAAATTTGGCTACTGGACCGTTATCGAGCCACCAGATGTTTCCCGGCATGATTATGTACGATGCCGCTGTATTTGCGGTAAAGAAAAAGTGATTTACGTTTATAATTTGCTCCAGGGCAAATCTCTTTCATGTGGATGCAAAAGAAAAGAAGGAGACAGCCTGGTGCTTGAAGCCGGACGAAAATTGACGGCTAAAGTACACCAGGAACACGTAGCTCTTAAATACGCCGGATTTGGGCGGGAAATTAACAGGAATAACAGTACTGGAGTTCCTGGAGTGTCTGTCTTTAGAAATGGCCAATACCGGGCTTATATAAGTGTTGGCCGAAAGCAGATTCATTTAGGATTTTTTGACAAATTGGATGACGCTAAAGCGGCCAGAAAAGCAGCGGAACAGCGATACTTTGCAGACCGGCAAGAAAAAGCAGATGCGCTAAAAAAGAAGCTCAAAAAGGACAGCTCGAAATGA